CTGGGGATGAAAGACTCACAGGAGATAACTGGGGATGAGAGTAAGCCACTCAAACACGTTATTGAAGTTGTCGACCATGAGACTAAAAAAGCCTTAGACGAGTTCCTAAATAAATGAGAACCACACGTATATTCAAGGATAACTTTTTTGCATATAGAGATGGAAAACGTAGGGCACTGAATGAAGGAGGGACTGCTTCTTCAAAGACATGGTCTATCCTTCAACTCTTGATTTTAATAGCCCAGAATGCTAAATCAGAGCTTCTCATATCGGTTGTCAGTGAATCCCTCCCTCATCTCAAGCGTGGTGCGATACGGGACTTCTTTAGGATTCTTGATGAGAGTTCAGACAATAATTCCCGCTACAACAAGACGGAGCAAACATATACCTTCGGTAAGGGGCGAATAGAGTTTTTTGGAGCCGATGAATCGGACAAAGTACGTGGCCCCCGACGTGATATTCTCTTTATTAACGAAGGCAATAATGTTCCATGGGAGACAGCCAGGGGTCTTGATATTCGTACCAGACTATTCACAATAGTCGACTGGAATCCCGTCTCTGAATTCTGGGCACATGAGTATTGGATAGGACAGCCAGAAAACGCTTATGTCCACTCTACCTATTTGGATGCTGTTGATGTCCTACCTCCAGAGATTGTTGCCAATATCGAGTCTAATCGAGACAAAGACCCTAACTGGTGGAACATCTATGGGTTGGGCTTAATTGGCAAAGTCGAAGGGCTGGTATATCCGTTCTTTAATCAGGCGGACAAACTCCCAGACGGGGATGTGTTCTATGGTCTGGATTTCGGATATTCCAGTGACCCTACAGCATTAACAGCTAACGTAATAATAGGCGACAAGCTATACAGTCGGGAATTGATTTATGAGACTGGACTTACCAATGATGAGATAGCCCAGAGAATGGATGAACTTGGGGTCAGGCGTAATTATGATGAGATATTTGCTGATTCTGCTGAACCAAAGTCTATAGAGGAAATAGCTCGCTATGGGTTTAATATCAAAGGGGCACCAAAGGGACCAGGTTCGGTAGAATACGGGCACCAGAAAGTTCGGCAGTATAAGCAACACTGGACTAAGGACTCTGTAAACTGTATTAAAGAACAAAGGAACTTCCGCTACATTGAGGACAAGAACGGCAAACTGACCGACAAGACTACTCATAATTGGTCACATGGTATGGATTCAAGAAGATATGGGATTATGGGTAAGTTTGAGCCCCATGAAGAAGAAAGAATAATAATCTATGACACCATGCAAGAGGTCAATTTAGACCTATGAAGAAGCTAGTTTGGCTTTATGCTAATTTCATGGCAGGTATTAAAAGCAATATCCCTATTTGTTGTATATTTCATTACTGCTTTTGGATATATGTCTTTAAGCGATACCCAAGCAATAAGGAGGAATCAATTAAGGGAATACAATATTTTAGATGCCCTCTTTGCATAAAGAGAAATAAGGTCAATATCTTAGTGGAGGATGGGCGTGGAGAAGAATACTATTATTGCAGATTCAAGGGGAGGCTCTAACGCATGAGAAAGAAAACGAAAGCCGAAGTTTTAGCACCTGGAGACGAGGTAGAGCAGATAATAAGGGAAGCTATTGTCAGCGTGGAGAAGGAATTAAAGATTGAAGATGCCGGCTGGATAAATCTGAGTGCTACTTCCCAGGATATTATCACCAGTAATGAGAGGCAATCAAACCTTAAACTATCCCGTCTTTATTACACGAAAGACCCACTGGGAAGACAGGCTATACGGTTATGGACGGACTATACTTTTGGTTCCGGGATGACCTGGCAGGCTGAAGATGAGAGGGTTACTGAAGTACTTAATTCCTTCTGGGAGAATAGAGAGAACAGGTCAGTTCTATCGGCTAAGGGGCAACGCAAATCATCTGATAAACTCCTGGTAGATGGCGAAGTGTTTTATGCCATTTTCTTGGGTGCTAAGGGAGAGGCACTAATCAGGTTTATTGACCCTCTTGAAATAACGGAAATCATAACTGACCCCAATGATATAGAGAAGGTTATGTTCTACCGGCGACAATGGTCAACCCCGCAGGGTGCACCAAAGGAAGGTATTTATCGGAGTACAACCAATCAGAAGAATGAACCTGGGATTGATAGTAATGGAAAAGTAGTTCAAAAGACAGAAGATGCTCTAGTATATCACATAACCTATAACACGATAACGCAGAGGGGAAATCCCCTTCTCCTTCCTGCACTGGATTGGATTAAACAATACCGAAGATTTTTGGCATCCAGAATAGCGATTATGCTTGCATTGTCAAGGTGGGCTTGGAAGCAGAAGGTCAAAGGTGGTTCGGCAGCAGTAGACGCTATTAAAGCTGTTACAGAGGGGGAGACCCCTAACGCCGGCAGTATCTTACTTGAGAATATGGGTGTAGATACAACCCCGATAAAGACGGAAACAGGGGCGAGTGCTGCTTATCAGGATGCACGGTTAATCAAACTACAGATATGCGCAGCTGTTGGTATTCCCGAACAGTATTTTGGCGATATATCTATTGGCAATTTAGCTACGGCTAAAACAGTCGAATTGCCAATGATGAAAATGTTCCAGTCCTACCAGAAGATTTGGAATGATGTTTATACAGATATAAACGAGATTATACTTGAACATAATAACGTTCCTGAAGATAAATGGTATGTAGACATGGACTTCCCTCCGATAGCGCCAGAGGATGTAACTGGGGCAGCTACCGCATTGGCACAGATATTGACAGCGATGCCCGATTTGGCTTATGCTGATGAAGTAAAGCAGATGGCACTAATGACGCTGGGGATTAACGACCCTGCGGAGGTCCTGGATAATCTAAGCAAAGAAGCAAAGAGCGACCCTAATGTTGCTCTTGCTAAGGCTCTGAAGGTTTTCCGAGAGTCGCTGAAAACTTGACATATCCCCTTTAGGGAATCAATCAAAAAGGAGTAGAAATGAGTTATGCTAGGTGGAGTAAGGATAGCGACATTTATTTCTATTGCTGTGATGCTACCCCGAACAAGCCTATATTTGAATGTGCATCCTGCTGTTTAACGAAGGTATATCCTACATTTATTCATGGGGTAGAAAATGCGATAGAGCATATTGAAGCACATATCAAGGCTGGAGATTTGGTTGAACCCGATGTAATACCCCTGCTAAGAGAAAGTTGGGGGAAGCAATAAAAAGGAGTAGGAATTGGAAATCGTTGAGGGTTCCATAAAATACTATCCCTCATTACCATATAAGCGTTATAATATCCGCTTGCCGTTCGGGTGGCGGTTGTTCATTCATAAAGATGCTTGGAGATTCTCCGCTTGCCGTTCGGGTGGCGGTTGTTCATTCATAAAGATGCTTGGAGATTCGATGTCCAGCTTTATAAAATGGATAAGCAGATAGACTTAATTTGGTGGCGAAGATATAACACACTATTTGGTATGGCATGGGTGGCAATTATTTTGGGTCTTACTGTAAGAAACAATGTCGCACAGGCAGCAAAAAGGAGCAATAAATGAAGTGTGAAGCATGTCAAGGTAGGGGATTTATAGAACACGAGCACGGTCTTATACTGGTTAAATGCGAACAATGCGAAGGAACAGGAAAGGTTAGTGAGAGTAAGGGATTAGATATGGTTAATAACCCCTTGTTGTATGGAATAGATAACTATATACCCCCTGAAGCAGTAGAATCAATAGAGATACCGAAGGAATTAGAAGGGGCATTGAATGACATTAGTAGCGGAGATAGACAACCTGATACAGATATTAGAGGCGAAGATACCAGCAAACCCAAACAGCCCCGCAAATCAAAGGCTAGAAAAGGCACTACAAAAAGACCTGGCTAGTTATTTCAAGTCTTTAGAAGACGCTTTTCCTTTTAGCAAGCTGGACAAGATTTACAACAAGTACGTCACTGAGAGTCTGGGTAGTGAATCGGGAGGGGTGATTGACCCTATATTATCATCCCTGCAAGGGAAGTTAAAAGCCCGCTTAGTGGGACATCTAGCAACTATCTACTATAAAGGTTCGGCTGAAATGATTAGTTGGGGCAAGACTAATGCCGGCGTTCCGATTGCGTATGAGGGACCGCCAATGGAAGAAGCCATAGATTGGGCGAAGAAGCATTGCGCTAAACTCGTGAAAGATATAGACAGTGAAACCAAGCGTAGATTGGCAGATACTATAAGCAATGCAATAAAGAATAAGCGAGGCATCCCTGGACTTTCAAGAGATATAAGAAAATCGTTTGACAATATGAGTAAATACCGAAGTCAGCTAATAGCACGAACTGAGACAGCCAACGCACTATCCCAATCCTCTCTTGACCGTATGAAGGATATGGAGATAGAAGGCAAGGAGTGGATAACTGTAGGGGATGCTAATGTAAGCCCTGAATGTCAAGGCAACGAAGCAGAGGGGGTTATACCACGGGACAAGATGTTTAGTGGTGGCGTTATGGCTCCGCCCCAGCATCCTAACTGCAGGTGTGCTTTAGCCCCAGCGAAGTTGAAGAAATGACAGAAGAAGATATAGAACTCAAAGAGGAACTGAAGAAGATAGACTGGAAGAAGTATCTTAATTATGGTAATGTTAGGATACAGATACGAGAAGGTAAGCTGACACTAA